CTGTGGCGCTATTATGTGGATACCACCACACACAAAAGAGCCTATTCTAAAATCTTTGTGTAATGTGTACTGTGCTGGAATTCTCACAGCTATAGCGCTGTAGGTGGCTCCATTTAGAGATATGGCAATGGTTGATTTGTTTGGTATAAAATGACACGTTCCAGAGGTTGGATCTCCTCCATCTGTATCTTTAAACGATATTACAGAATTCCTACTAGATCCGGCTCCAGTCCAGCTACCCTCTGTATTTCTATCGATCTCTCTAAATACTGGTGATCCATCTCCAGCGGGTAATTCTACAATCCAATCTACTAATTCATCTGCAAAGAAATATGGTGAATTTCCAGCGGCTCCAATTATGGTTTTACCGTGTCTCGTATATGCTGCTGTTAAATTACCAGCAGATGTATCCACATCTGCTAATACTACCCAATTACCAGTACCTACATCATATCCTTCTATTTTAAACTGTCTGAAATTGATATTTGATAGGTGGATACCAAGAAGATCAGAATCAAATTGTATCTCTTGATTGTTTGGATCTAATAGCAGTGGAATTAATTGCTCTGGCACAGTACCAGAAGTCACACTATTAGATCGCCATTGTTTTTGTGGTGTTGGGCTGCTCTGGAGAAATAGATTTTCTATGCCGTTTTCAGATCTTGGCTGTATCGTGTATGTATCTCCTTGATACGCTGGAGAGTCTTTTGTAGTGATCTGTAATCCCTCTGCTACGTATTGATATACTCCATACTCTGGATATTCCTTGGTTTCTAAATTGGTTGGATTGATAAAACCAGAGGCCATATTAGCACCTACAGCAGAGCCACCAGAGATACACACCTCTCTAAATCTGCTCTCTATAGTTCCACTGCTGGAAAAATGACCAAATCGAACCCGATTAGATAACGCTCCTCCATTGGCACACGTTATATTAATCCCTATTTCATGCCATTTTTTAGCGCTATCCTGATTATCTTCTCTATACCATCCTGATATTTTACCACCAGCAATAGCTAAAACGATCTCAACACCATTTGTAGATAGGTATCCACCAGCTGGAGCCACAGTAGCTAGTGTGCTGGTAGCTACAGCATCATATAGACGGATATTTGTACCATCTACCCTACACTGTACTCTGTAGCCTAATGTAGTACCTCCTATCTGTACATCTAGCATCCTATCAGCATTTACTACATTACCCCCAACCGAGGAAGTTACCGCAAATCGAACAATAGCACCATTAACATCTGTAATACCTACAGAGGACGGAAAAGAGGAGTAATTGTAGTATCTATGCTCTGTGGCTGCTGTGTCTATATCCAGTCCACTAGAGATGATAGAGCTGCTTCCTCCTGTCTGTGTCAGAGTCCAGCTAGCAGATACATCTGGTAGATCCAATGGTAGATATGTAGCTACATAGCCAAATTTCTTTCTAAAGTCTCCATCTGCTACTCTTGGTGGTAGAGTCAGAGTAGAATAGCCAGATAGAGCAATATACACCACAGAGGCATCTAAATTAGCTACTGTAGTATCTAAATTTGAAAACCAATAAAAACCACCTTGTACAGCCACAGCAGATACAAGAGAGAGAGATAAATTATCTGTATTCATGCTAAATACATATGGCTCTATAGACGTTGTAGCTGGATTACCAGTACCATTACCTAACAGGCTCCATGTAGATCCATTATCGGCGGAGGCTTGTAGCCACCAGCCTCCATTACCTCCATTTGTATGATTATCCAGATCTGTGTTTTTAAATGCTGCGTAAATCATGCCTCTCTCATCTATCCAAGAGGTATGATCTCCATCTGTAAATTCATTAGATACAATTTTACCTACTCTGTACGATGTAATAACTGTGCTGGAGCCAGATACAGAGGTTTTTAGGCTCGTAAATGCATTAGGTAATTGGTAAAATACAGCGCTGGTATCTCCTGAAATATAGGTTACCGCAAATCCTTTAGAATTTACGACTATGGAGGGTCTATAAACAAAATTATGATTTGCTGTAGTTCCTATCGTTGTAAATGTGGCTCCAGCATCGATAGAAGCAGCTTGTAAAGCAATATTGTAGTTTGATCCTGTGTTGCTCACCAACTCACCTAAAAGCAAGATTTGACCCTCATACTGTCCAAGGTGGATTCGTCCTAATGTGTAGATGGATAAATCTACTGGTATATCCAGCGCTCCAGAGGATACCAGCGTAAAATTCTCTCCAGCATCTACCGATCTATAGACGTATAATTGAGCGCCAGCAGAGGATAAAACATACTGCCTCCACACCACCAGCAAGATAGAGCCGTCCAATAGCTGTACCAGCGCTGGATAGCTGTAATTTGATGTGGTAGAACTACCAGATACTACTAACACTCCACCAGCAAAAGAAGCAGCACCAGCGGCCTTTTTAGCTACATAAATATAACTATCAGCACCAGAGGTTTTTTTATAGGATATCAAAATATCACCTTCTGCTGTCGCTAATGCTGCTGGCGCTTGATATGCATTTACCACAGAGCCAGAGGATAACATATTCCACTCATTTAGAGCATTTATGCTATTGGCTCCATAGTAATCTGTATCTGTGGATAATTTCCAGCCAAATCCAGCACCTCTACCCGCTGTACCACCTTTTAAGGTTTGGATCTGTATTGTACTGGATTGATCTCCAGTGCACTCCACCACCTGTTTTACACCAGTAGCAGCCTCTGCAGTACCAGCTTTTAAACTCTGCTCTGTGTAATTCTTTTCTGTGGAAAAAATATCTTGTACACCTAGATTATAGGGTAAAAGAAATCCTCTTTGATAGTCTGGTGATATATCAGCCATTTTTTAATATCCTCTGTTACCTGTGGAGGTAGCACCAATTAAACTTTTTAGACGTGTAGGACGTTTTAGAGATGAATTTACAAATTTATCAAAATGTTTAAATGGTGATATAACCACCACACCTCCTCCTCCTCCTCCTCCTTGCTGTAATCGTTTTAATCCGGCCTTTCCTCCTATATTTCGGACGTCTTGACGGGATAACACAGCTTCTCCAGATAGGAGGTTAGCATTTACGGCATCTGGAGTTAGTGGATCTCTATTGCCTACCATACCTCCAATATCAAATGTAGGAGGTGGCTGGCTCTGTATGGCTGCTACCTGTGCCATAGATGCCGCTAAAGCCGCTCCAGATATTAGCGCGCTCTGTGGGAAAGGATAATCAGCAAAAGCACGTACTGAAGCAGACAAAGCATCGATAATACTGGTGGATATAGCAACACCTTTTTTAATATTAAATGCTCTCATGTTAGCAGCCTCTATTTTTTTGGTGGTTTCGTCCTCGAGTGCTGCTCTTTGTTTGGCTGCTGCTTCTGCTGTTAATTGTCCAGATTTCTCCATGTTCTCTATTATTTTTAAACCTTTTTCTTTTCTGGTTTCAAGATGAGAAATCTGATTTTCTGCTATAGTCGCCATAGAATCAGCTATGGTGAGAGCGCCAGATAGAGCAGACTCAAAAGCTGCTTTTCTGGCCTCCTTGATCCGCTCCAGCGCCTCTAATTCATCTGCTGCTGCTTCTGCATTTGCCTCTTTTAATTCGGCTCTGTTTGCCATTTGTAGATTATGTAGATCTGCTTCATTTTTCATAAACAGATCCATTTTAGCCTGTTCTACGTCTATCTCTCCTTTGGACTCCTCAGCAATTTTATCCAGTATAGATAATTGCTCGTTATACGTATCCATGATCTTCTGTCTTTTTCCGACAATATCAGAATTAGCGGCCTTTTGGATGTTTAATACCTGTGCTCTTAACTGCTCTAAATCTACCTGTTTCTCTATCTCTTGTGTCTCCTCTGTGGTAGTTGCTCCACCTCCTCCAGCGCCTCCGCCAGCGCCTCCGCCAGCAGCGCGGGCCTCTTTTGATAATTGGGTAAATGTGGCTATTTTTTCATTGGCTTCATCCATCGATCTGGAGAGAGAAAAACCCGTGTTAATCCATCCCTCAAAAGCATGTTTAGCCATATCAGCAGCAATGGAGAATTCTCCTCTTAAAACAGCAGCCATAGAGCCCATAAAACCGGATAATGATCCCATCCTATTTTTTATGGCCTCTGCTATGTTTTCGACCACCACACCAAATCCAATAAAGGCTTTTGTCATGGTGTCGATTAAATCCGTGATACCTCCACCAGTAAAGGCGATCAATAGAGATTGACCAGTACCCTCAGCCACCATTTTTAAATCTGCTAATGCTCTTTGCATAGTAGCAGCACCTTTTAAGGCGTTTTGACTGGTTTTAATACCGAACTCATCAACCAATTTATTAAATGACTCCATACCGTCAATAGCACCAGATTGTATTAACATACCTCCCTGTTTACCAAATAACTCCATAGCTGTAGCTGCTTTGGTGCTGGAGTTCTCAATGTTAGACAACCCTTTTAAAGTCTCCTCAAATACCACATTTGTATTTTTGAGTGATCCATCTGTATTTTTTACAGATACTCCAACACGTCTAAAAGCAGCCTCCATTTTTTTAGAGCCATCAGCCGCCTTTTTTAGCTGTAGAGGAAATTTATCTAATGCTGGCTCCATCTGCTGGAGGTTTAAACCACTACCCTCCAGCGCTAGAGAAAGGCTCTGTAATTGCTGTACGGTTAGACCACTACGAGCGCTAGCATCTGCTAATTGGTTTGTAAGATCTCCGATTTTACGCGCAAAATCAAAAGCGGCTTTACCACCTAGAGCCATACCAGCAGCCACCACAGCAAGACCAGCACCAGCTTTTGCTACTGATTTTAAATTTAGCTTGATTTTATTGGTTGATTTCTTGGCTGTTTTTTCTGCCTTTTTAAATGCTTTGTCTAATCCATCCGCTATTTTTTTACTAGATTTCTCTGTTTGTCCATCTAAACGCTTTAAACTATCCTGAAGAGGTTTGGTTTTACCCTTCATCGTAATTTCAAATGTTTTATTTATGTCAGCAGCCATTTTTCACCTCAGTAAATCCATCATGCTATCAGCCACTTTTTTTAATATTCTTTCGGCGGCTTCTTCTGTCGGATCAAACACTAATTTTACAGCTACCCTCTCTCCTTCTTTTACATTTGTAGTCGAAGATTTACCGGCTCTAATTGCATAGGCATACTCAGCAGAATTACGAATAAATGCCTCTACTGTAGTTGGGGGTAAGATGCGAAATCCTTTAGTAAATTTGGATCTGGAGTCTTTAGATTTGCCGTACTTTTTTTGTCTAACAGGCCAATTCTTTACAGCATTTTTCTCTATTTTTGTTAACTCCTCCTCCATAGCATCCAACAGAATCCCATTAGAATTACGCAAAGCCTTAAGGATAGTATTTTTAAGAGATCCTTTTACCTCTATTGATCCGGCTCCTTTACCATATCGCAATCTCATACAGCACCACTTTTACTAAATTTTGATCTATTCAGATGAAATTGCTCAACCTGTGCCGCTCGTTTTTTCTGCTGTAATTCTTTTTGATCCATGGCCTCTAATCGGTAATCTGCTAAAAGTTTTATCTGGAGTTCTCTAGGCTGGTTTTCAAACCAGTACGGCTCTCTCCTCCAGTGTCTACTAATGGCAAATCCTAAACGTTCAATTGATCCAGAATTTGATAGCAGATAAAGCCTTATTTTTTTTTAATATCTTCCTCTCTTAGTATCTGTGGTGCTAATTCTGTAAGAATTAACATACCCTTTTCTATGATTTCGGCTGGCTCTACACCTTTGGCGATTAGTCGATCTAATACTAATCCTCCATAGGATATAGGCATAGCAGCATCGATATCATATTTTGGTAGACCAGCACCACCAACAGCAATACCAATAGCAGCCGCTGCCAGCCGGCCGAGGTGTGCTCTGCTTTGGTTGTCTGACCAGCACGATATTAAATCATACGATACGCATGCTCTTGGTTTTATTATTTCAAATTCACCAAGAGATTTAATTTCTATTTTATCCATGTTTTCCCCTTTTTTTTATATTGATTTTTACAATACCGTAATACCACCTAAAGCAGTACCATTTATTGCTATTTGATTTGGCTCTCCTTCAGATATGGAGGCTATCAATTGGCATTTAAGAAGCTTTAGAGTATAAGCTTTACCATCTCCTAAAGCTGTGGCATCATCTACGAATTTAACGTCGATTAAAAACGGCTCGTATCCAGTACCACCACTGGATGTTAGTGTGGTGGCTCCCATGGTTCCAACACCAGCACCAAGACCAATAAAATCAAGAAGAGTATCGTTTCCAGTGTCATGTATCGCTCTCATGTGTACAGTAAATGAGAAGGTTATTAAAGGATCATCACCGTTTCTAGCGCCCCTTATCGTATTTCTATCACGAATTACGAGTAATTCAGGTTTTGCCATTTCTACTGAAAAGTCACCTACAGAAAAATCAGCAATTAGAGTATTAGCGGCTCCAGAGTCCATTAATGTTACTTGTCCATCTCGTTTAGTTTTGACGATATTAGAAGAATATGCCATTTTTTTTACCTCTGTTTATGTTAGTGCTATGGTATGGATTACCGTAAAATTTAAAGTATTGATGATGTACTCACCAGAATCTGTAATGTCGTGACTAGCATCATTAAAAAATATTTGTAGATCTGTATGTAGTGGCGCTGCTCTAACGGTTAGAGCTTTTATTACTTCCTCCACACTATCCATAGAGCCATCATAGTCTAAAACTTGATCTTTTGGTCTTAGTCTATATGGATATTTTACTACTACTATACTCTGACACAGCACACCAACAGAGGTAGACTCTCTTTGATCCGATCTAGCGATCATGGAGACACCTATAGAGGCTCTTTTATGCGCTACAGCATTAGGATTACGATTAAAATCATCAAATGGATTTCTGGACAAAGAATAGCCAGAAAGCGTTAACACTTTTGTAGCAAATCTGGAGCGTATTGTAGAGAATGATACAGCAGCCATTACCAGCGCCTCCTAACCTGTGGAGGTGTAGCAGTATAAATTGGTGCTTTGGCTGGTCGTCCTCCATCTGGATCAGATGCTACACCATCCTCTAATAGATCGTAGCGAAGTTTAAGACGTTTAAAGCCAGCATCATAAGATCTTCGATGTTCTTGGGCTAGAGCCAGATATCTGGCCTCTCCTAATCCAGAACTATCCATGTCTTTCCAGATCAGATAAAAGGTTAGATCTAGGTGGATAGAGCGTAGGGATTGATTATCGATAATCAAATACTCAAAATTACCATTATCTCTCAGACGCTGTATTATCTGGATAAATGCTTCTGTGATGTAACTCTGATAGCTACTCATGGAAGAGGGTCTAATACTGGCTATATCGCTATAATGTGCCTCTAAATCTGGATCATTGATAACGGGAAACAACTTAGATCTAGCTATGGCACACGATCTACGAAATATATACTCTGTACCAGATATTAGAACTTTCCACAGTATTAAATACGAGTCTGAAAATGCTATCGTAGTTGGTATTTTTGAGGCTGGAATTAAATAGCTGATCTCTGTACCAACTATGGTAGCTGCTGTATATGCTACCACATCCTCTCCACTCTCATCCAATAGACTAAAATCAGCGCTGGTAGGTGTAACCGCTGTACCATCCTCATATATTTTAAGGGTCGTAGTAGCCGCTTTACCGCGCTCTAAAACTTCGTGGAGTCTAATTCTGGGAGATGGAAAAAGAGCCATAAATTAACCTGTTATAACATCCCACCAAGCAACACCATCTGAAACAACTAAAACAGCATTTCCAGCGCCTAAAGTTGCAATAGTTCCACCGTCTGGATCTTTTACAATAATGTTTGAACTACTAGACGCTTTGGACTTAACCCAAAAATATACACCATCTTTTACGGCTGGCAAAATTACATCTAATGATCCGGTAGTATTTTTTAGTAGTTGAATCGAACTATCATTATAGACTAATGTTTTATTTATAATAATTGCTTCAGAATTTACTCCGCCTTTTTGCTGGAGTGCTGTATCGATTGAAAATAATATATCACTAGCAAATGCCATTTTATCACCTCTGTATTATTGCTGTTTTCTACGGTTAATTTTTTCAGCACGTAAAGCAATTTTACGCGCTTCTCTTTCTGAAATTTGAGAGCCATTTTTTTTAGAACTTTCTACGAATCGCTCCACCAATTTATTTACTGTTTCTCCACGATTCATGCTTTACCCCCAACTCCAGATTGCCTCTTGGATTTGGCTAGAGCGGCTCTCATATCCTTAATTTTCTTACTAATGGCATCCATATCCGCTCTACGCTCTGGTATATGTTGCTGTGGTACGAGTCTATCTTTTTCTCGTTCCAAATCATGAACCATAATATCAACCAAATCAGGATCAATTGGATCTATTATGCCAGTAGATATCAATTCTTTTCTGAAAGTATTCCAGGCTCCAGAGTCCATCTTAGAGATCACTCGTCCGGCTATTTGCTTTGGTGTATTCCACTTTAGCGTATAATACCAGCCTCCTGATTTGGTAGGGAATCTGGTAAGATAGCCCATCTCAAGAGGCAATACTGTAACGTTACGCTCTCTTAGAGCGGCTCTAGCCATTACACTATCTGTACCACCTCGTACAGCCTCCACACCATTTACTCCAGCCATCTCTATTAATTTACCAAATTGAGGTAAAAACTCTGGCTTGTTTTTATCCAGTTCGACCAGTTCCCACTGTTCAGGATGGTGTGTAAGGTAAAAAGGATCATTGGAAGGCATGTTTAAGCCTTCCTTATGTCTTTTCTGTAGTGTATTACCTAAAAATGCTTCATTCATAATAGTTTTCCCTTTTTTTTTTGCTCTCTAAATGAGAGGTGTGATAGAGGAGGATAGAAAAGGGAAACCCCTCTCTATCACACCTCAAACTTATTTTTTAGTAGTTATACCAACTACTCGCGATTGCTCAACCAAAGATGCACCAAAATACAGATGGCCGATAACCTCGGATAACCCGGCTGCTTCATCTCGAGAGAAAGAGATAACCACTGGAGATCCATTTGGTCGAATCTCTTGGTTACCACCTACCATACTGGACGGAGTACCTACACCATAAGCAATTCCTTCTTTTGTAAACATGGCGCCATGCCAGCCATTAGTATCTGCTGTTTCAGATACGCGGCTGCTCTTGTACAGTTCTACACCGAGAAATTCACCGCAATAGCCTTGAGGCTTAGATCGTGCGAGTTCTTCAGAAGCAGCACTAAAAGCAAGAAAGTTATTGTTTTCTGAACGAATAGCTTTCTGTAGGTGATTAAATTGTGATGGTGCTAAAACGCAATGAAAAGGAGGATTGTTAGATTGTCCTTGTAGATGGTACATAGCATCCAGCCAATTGGCAATAGTTAGATCTGTACCAGTAGAGCCTTTATTGGTAGTGGTAGAGAGGAATGAAGCAGCAATTAACGCGCTCATTCTGGCCTCTGCAGCCTCTACAAGCCCATTAGCGATATTAAAAGGATCCAAATCCTTGCCCAGAGATGTCATAACCATGAGGTCTGACAAATTATAGCGCATGGCAGAGCGTCCAATTGTAATTGTCGCTGTCTCTCCTGTCATATCCTGCGCAGCTAGCGCCACACCATCAGAAGCAGAGACAAAGGGTTGACCCGCTCCATAATCCGCATAGCGTAATTTAATTGCATTACTACCGGATCCGGTAATATCTCCGCCAAACATAACCAGATCTCTAAGAGATGCTTTATCTGACAGTAAAAGGGAAACTTGCGCAGATATCATAGCTGCGAGACGAAGTCCCGAACTATAAACATTAGCGTAATTTTGTGGTGCTGAAATAGTAGCCATTTTTAAAACCTATAAAAAAAATTGTTGATATTAGTAATGATCTTGGTTTCACTTTTTTACATCTTGAGAGATGAGAAGATCAGAGAATTTTTAATATCTACCGTTTTTTACCAGTCCGACTGTCCATAGATATTTCTATCATATACCAATATTTCTAATTGTGCAATTCTTATAATTCTTGTAATTATTGCAATTTCTACAATACTTGTAATTCTTATCTGTACTGTACAAGTTTACAGTATAATTGCAAAAAGTGAACAATGTATACGTCAAAAAAAGTCCAAAATCGTTCTAAGAGCTTTTAGGTGTCAATATACCAGCGACACATTAGAAGCACCTTAAACGCGAAATTTGACCCCTTCAAATCGATCAAATTCCAGATGTCTAAAATCGTTCTGTAGCCTCTAACGTGTCAGTATACCGCTCTGTTTTTAAAACGTCTTCAGCGCGATATTTGAGCCTCTACTTTTGAACGTCCTTTTTTTGGCTGTGAACAGATGTTCAGTGGTTTATCAGTACCCTTTTGAAGTTTTAAATTTTCAATCTCTGCTACAATTTGCATGTAGTCGACTCCAAATTTTGTACCAAAATATTTAGCGATATCATAAATTGAATTCGTCTGTGGGTTAGTTTTATATGTCCAACATTTAGCAGTCGGATATTTTATTTTTGACTCTTTTGTAAATACCTTAAGACCACCACACTTTTTTAGCTGCTCTCTAAACCAGATATTAAATGGAGTCAAACCAGATTCATATTTGAATTTTTTACGATAATAATCTGGTGGTACTGGTGATGTAGTTATCAAAATATCACGTCGAAATCTTCTTCTCATTTTTTACCTTTTTACTCTATATAATAATATATAAAATGTGAACTATTAAAAATGAGAGAAAAAAAATAAATGAGTATCGATTTTAAAAACGCTCTAGATAATGGAGAGCCTAATAAAACAATTCCAACTGTCACAGTAAATTTTTTAGAAATTTTTTATCCAGATCCAGTCAAAAGAATTTCCTTTATGTGTGAGAGCCAGAAATTATATGTTTCATTTTCTTACAGTGATGGAGATGCTGGATCTGCTGTAGACTCTGCAATAGTTGCCGCTGGTCTCTATTATTCTCAGACTGTACCAGATGGTGTAGATTCTGTGTGTGTGTCTACTGTGGCTGGTACTGCTAATAATGTGATATTTGTTATGGAGGTTTATCCCTAATGGCTGGCTATATAAATGGAGGTGGTAATAATGGCTCTGCCAATCTCACTCCTCACTCTGTAGGGTTTTTAAATACCGATACAATAACAATTTCTCACTCTTTATCTTACTATCCATCTATCTGGATTGTATTAACCACAGGAGCCATTATAGAGGCTGCTATCACCTATTCCTCTGGCTCGTTCACAATTGCTTTATCGACTGCTCTATCTGGTACTGTATATTATAGGTGATGATTAACATCACTACATACAAATAGAGGTTTTTAAAATGGCACAATATAATTATGCTCCAGTTATGGAGTTTTTTGGTGATTTACGAGTAGATAGCGCTGGAGCGAATGATAAATCTGTAGCACGTAGATCAGATGTATCTGGTTTGAGTTACATCAGTTCTATCGCTGCTGGCTCTCAATCGATGCTAACAGTTACAAATGGAGCGTTAGGAGTTGATAATCTGCTAATTACAGATGTAACGGTTGATAGTCAGTATACAACGTTAGCAGCTTGGATCAGTAATGGTATTCCAGCAAGCTTTAAAAAGGGTGATATCCTTGTTTTATCTGCTGCTAATCCTTCTCTCACCTACATAGCAAAAGTAGACACACCTACACAGGCCTCTGATTTCGCTCACCTAAATGATGGTAATGCTTATACTGCTGGGAATGGTATTAGTCTAGCTGGTTCTGTTTTCTCAGCAGATGTAAACTGGCTCCGTGGTGCTGGTAACATTTTTAGCGCTGGTGATGGACTTGTTTTAGATGGTGCTGGAGAATTTGCTGCAGATGCTGCTTGGCTCCGTGGTGATGGTAATGTATTTACTGCTGGCACTGGTATTACTAATTCTTCTGGTACTCTGGCAGTATCTCTAGTAGCTGGTACTGGTGTAGCTGTATCTGGTAATACTATCTCTGGTAATTATGTTGCTGGTAATGGTTTAGCATTATCTGGTAATTCTTTTGCTGCAGATGCTGCTTGGCTCCGTACTGATGGTAATGTCTTTACTGTTGGAACCGGTATTACTAATTCTTCTGGTACTCTGGCAGTATCTCTTGTGGCTGGTACTGGTATTGCTGTATCTGGTAATACTATTACTGGTAATTATGTAGCTGGTACTGGTGTTGCTATCACTGGTAATTCTATTGCTGGTAATTATGTAGCTGGTACTGGTGTAGCTATCACTGGTAACTCTATTGCTACTGATATGAGTAAGTTTCGACACAGCCAGAGCAACGTATCATTAACGGCTGATCAAGCTTACACTGTTACTCATAACCTCGGTTATAAATTGGTACAGATCGCTGTATTGCGTACTTCTGATAGTGCTAAAGTAGATGTCGAAGTAATTTATAGTTCTACAAGCGCTCTCACCATTATTTCTTCTTCAAACCTAGCTGTAGATATTGCTGTAAGCATCTAATCTACAATAGTCCACAAAAGCTAAGAGCCTCCTAAATTTAGGAGGCTCTTTTTTTTACTGTGTTTTAAATGCTGCTGGTGTATTTTGGGAGTAGTAATATTTTTGTATTTCTCCGCTCTCCATTCCCTTCCTCCACAGTTCACCAGTCGGATCTGCTAATGCTCTATCTACAATGTTACCAGCTACTGTTTTTGGTTTCGGTAGTACGGACGTACTGTGATTCTGTATCTGTGCTGCTGGTGCTGCTGGTGCTGCTGGTGCTGCGCTCACACCTAGAGCCGCTCTAGCCAGTTCTACCAGTTGCGCTCTATCCATAGTCTCCACTACTGGAGCCGCTGGAGCCGCTGGAGCCGCTGGAGCCGCTGGAGCCGCTGGAGACTCTATAGATTCTTCTGCTGGTGCTGGTGGTGCTGCTGGTGCTTTTAAATGTGGTCTTAATGCTATCGATGCTTTAGATGGATCATCTTTTAAACTGGTGAGCCATGTATTTAAATCCGGCTGCTCTTTTTTTGGTATGTCTTGCATAGCTTCTTTATATTCCCAATTGATAAATTTCCTCATCTTGGAATCTGTAAAACCATGATCTGCTATAGTGCTGTGGATGCTGTAAAGAGATCGGCTCTGCTCTAATTCACCGTTTAAGGATTGAATTTGTAATTGCAAATCTGATATTTTTGCTGTAGATCCAGCGCTTTCCCCCAACTCTATTTCTAACTCAGATACGCGGCTCTCGGCCGCTCTGGCACGTTCTGAAACTTTCGATAATCTGGCTCTCACCAAATCGTCTACATCTGTTTTTAAAATGTATTCTATTCCTTCTATATTTTTGATCTCCATTTCTTCTCCTTTTCTTAAGCTGGAAATTCTATTTGTTGTCTTTTAATCTCGCGTAAATATTCGGCTGCTTCCTCTCTACTAAAATCTGGATACAGAGATTGGATAGCATCTATTTTAGTAATTAATCCATTCGCCATTTTATCAATTAGATCGGTTCTCTGGCTGGTTAATTCCTCTTTGTTCATAGGGATACTATGGTAACTGATCTGGAATCCAGACTCTGGAAAGTTTTTACCAAGAAAACGATTACAAATTACAGATGAAATTTGCAATGTTTTAGAGTCACCTCTAACCATGGCCGGAATAGCTTTACGTTGATTATCTCGCATATCTGATTTACTCATTGCTATTGCATAGCCACTACGCGGATCACCAGAGATCTTCTGTACAGAAGCCGGATTAATTCCACCTTGCATCTGTGCCAGCTTCCTTTCATATAGGGTTATAACGTTTAATAGCTGCTCTGGATCTGCGTTATTACTGAATTGTCCTAACATGGGCTGTCCTAATCCTTGCATTTCTGGATCTGGAGTAAAACACATTATACTAGATGGATCTGCTGGTATCCCAATTCTACGAGCCGAGCCAGAACTATCAAACACAGAGCCGCCAGCAATATCGCACCCCATCGTGTAGCGAATTGGGAACGCGCAGTCTCTGGTGAGGTGTACAAGATACGTATGTAGGGCTGCGCTCACCAAAGAGCCAGCCACTAATTCTGAGCCAGTATAGCTATCAAAGAGCCGATCACCCGTTAACTCTGCATGATAAATGGAGTACGGTAGAATAGGTGTACCATCTGATAATCTATATGGATAAGCTGCACCTATAGCAGAGCCGCCAAATTGATCAGATACATCCTCTCCGATTTCTCCAGATCCATCCACTGTAACGATTTTAAATTCTGGATTCGATAGATCTCGCAAATCGTATACATCGTATGTCCATAAATAATCATTATCTTCTGTGAGCCGTAATCGTAATTCCATTAAAAAATTTGGCTCCATTGGCTCGTTTCTTGGCGCTGTAGCATAGATCCAATCTGGTGTAACAGGTCTGTAAACTAATCCATCATTGGTACTATTTAAACCAACATGTACAAACATCTCTCTTAATCCTACAGTATACAATTGGACGCGTTGCATTATACTCCACAGCCCAGCACGATGTACGATTCCATCTCTGGCTAATAGTTCCTCTGCTGGGGCTGTGGTTTGGATAGATGGAGCCTCTGTATAGAGGCTGGCTAATGCTTTGGTAACAGATGCAAATACATTACTACTCATATCAGCAATACCGATAACGGCTCTCCGCTCAGAACTAAAATGTCGGCCTAATTCATCCTCTAAGTCATCAGACCACTGGCCTGTTAACAATCTGTATCGAAGTGAATTCATAGACCAGCGTGATTCTGTTTCGCTGTCTAATCCGGCTGGTTTAGTTGGTGCTTGTTTCATTTTATCACCTTATAATTTTTAGGTTGGAATTCTTTGGTGTTCTGTATGTTGGATTTATTAGAGCCATGGTAGCATAACGACACGAATCCAGAGCATGTTTGTACTCAGAATTATTATCCATTCTACCATTTTTCAGGATAGCCCAATTTTTAAAACTCTTAATTAAACTTTTACATCTTGGATGAACTTGGAATCTCGATAATCCTTGCAATTCTGATAGTACTCTGGAGCCATAATAAACAGAGTAGGCTGGTTTATAGGCTGTGTGTATATAAAATCCTCTGCCTCTAGGGTAGTTTAATACATGTTCAAATGCTGCTCTAAGCATTGTGTTACTCATACGACCACCATATTTATCGCCTCTGTGTGATCTATCTCCAGTCCATCGATCGATCATTTTATGATCTAGACGATTTCTTCTTAACATCGCTAAAATTCCTCTAGCATGTACCTCTGCTGTAGCCGCTCCAGAGTAATACTCGTCCATACAAAATATGTATGGTTTGGTTTTATTGTCTCTAGGTAGCCATGTAGCCACCAACAAAGCGAATTCTGATCCGGCTGCTGATCCGTGATCTATGCCTACTGATAATTTCCAAACTCCTTTTGATAAATCCTTGCTACGTCTAGGATCTACATCACTAATTAATTCATCTCTAAAATGCTCAAAGACAATTCCATCTGGTGTAAAACCTTCCCACGATCCCATCATCCTACACGATCTATCGAAGTTCAAATAACTCCGACCAATGGCCTCTATTTCTGCATTTGATAACAGGCTCCTTTTACATCCTACTGGCTGTACATTTCTGACTGTCAGAGGAGCGTGTATATCTGTTACTAATTTATCATCTACCATTTTTTTTAAATAGTCTACTGGTACTCCTACTGGTGTAAATGTACATGCTAGAGCGCTACCTTTTCTTCTAAGGGTTCTCGCTACCAATTCTGACCAGTCACCACACAGCAGCCGGCGGTGGTTCATCGATTAATACGAAATCAACTGAACCGCTCGCCAGTGCTACTGTGCCTTTTCCTCCTCCTGTTTGCTGTGTCGTTTTAAATTTTACTACTGATCCATTTTTCCACCGTACTACTGGAGTACCAGCGCCGCGAAATCCTTTACCAGATACATATTCTGTACCATCCTCTAAATCGTCTTTTGCTACCAGATTCCAGACTCGCTCTTGCATCTCTACCGACTGGCTCCAGCTATGGCACACGATCCAAATACTAATTGGTGGTGGTGGTGTCTTTTTGTACGGATGTAGAGATCTGCTTTTATCTGTTGGATGTGAGGAGGCTCTATAAATTACCTCTGCACTTCCCACAAATGACTTGCCAATTTGATTACCACCTCTCAAAATAAAATACTTATCTGTACAGCGTAAAAACTGAAGCTGGGGAGGACAAAAAGACACGAAATCTAGAGGACGTTTATAGGCTCTCTCCTCTAACTCCAGCACCGAATTACAAATTCGTTTTAGGTTATCCAATTTCTTCATCTTCTATCTGTGTCTGTGGGAATGATATAATTCTACCTGTCTCTAAATCCTCTATTTGATCTTGTATATTTTGTCGTATCATTGGAGGCAACTTTGAAATTGTACCAACTATGGTAGCGACTAAAGCAGCTTGATCTAAACCATCCTCCACACCTTCCCCTGATTCTCTCATCTGTGTAACCTCATCATGTATCGATAGGTGGAGTCTGTGTAGCTGTGGAATTATACTCGTCCGACCAGAGATCCGGCTGGTCTGTAAATCGATAGCGATCTCCTCTAGTTTTTTTTCCCGAAATTCTAAAGGATCTGATAAAAAATTATTTCTTTTGTTAATGCCAGGCTCATCCAAATCTAAATTTTTATCGTTGTTTACCCCCAACTCTTTAGACTCGTTAATTTTGGCTCGTTTCAAACTCTCCTTAACCTCTGGAGGATCTGGTAAAGCTGTTGGAATTTCTGGACGCTCTCCTTTTATGATATTGGATACTGTGGATTTAGAGCAGCCATATTTAGCAGCCAAGGATCTAACAGAGCAGCCGCCTCTTTTGTATTCGTTCCAGACCTCCAATTTTTTAGATGGAGATAATTTTTTTCTGGTACTGGCCTTATCCATTTGTCTCTCTATGCTGCTTTGAATTTGGGCATGTTTCAAAATGAATTGAGTACGTTGGTACGATTTCTACTCTATCTAATTTTGCCTCCTGTTTACCAGAGATCAAACAGTCCATAACCAATCTACGCGTAAAATAAATGGCTCTCCTCTCTACATCTAAATCCAGTGGTATCCATTTATCATTTTTGGTCTTACTCCAGATAATAGAGGCTCCACATGATTTACACTTGGCTCTCCTCCGATTTCTCCACTCTCTCCCTCTTTCTTCCTCTTGCATGTCCAATCCCTTTTTTATTGTCCAGCATCAACTATAACATGTCCAGTAGTTGATAGATGGCTAGCGAGAAAGGAGGGTGGTCGGTTACCTACGGGGTAACTAAAAAAACTGACACACAGGTATAGATACACCTATATAATAGTAGTTATAAAAACATCGAGGTGTACAAGATGAGTAAGACCAGACAAGATATCACAGTCACAGGTAGAGCAGCAAACGAAAGAATAGAAGCAGCAATCCCAGTATTTAAAAACCGCTTTGGATGGGCTACAGATCAAGCTACAGCAGTTGCTATACGTTTGGAGTCTGTTGGTAGGTTACATGGTGTTGGATTGATCGAAGGCTCTACCAGTCCAAAGGGAGCCGCGCGGCTGGCTACTCTGGCTTTAGGTGTCTCATCTATACCAAAGCGTACAAGGATCAAACAGGAAGCAGATATAATAGTATCCTCTGCAGAGGAATTAAGAGATGCTCTAACCGTCAAGCCAACCAAAGCAGCACAGAAAAGAGTACAGCGCAGAACCAGAGCCAGAAAAAAGTAAAGCCTCCACAGAGGAGGCTAGAGAGTAGCTAGAGTTTGCTCTAGTCGTGTAGTATCTCTATAATCTCTCTCACTTGATCAAGATCTATATCTAGTCCTTTAGACTGTTCTAAAACTAAGAAATTGTAAAGGTTCCATGTACAAGTGCGAGCCTCCACGATACGATCTCCATATTCACACAGGCTAAATCGTATTTCCTCCTTTTCTGCTTTGGCTTTCTCCAGCTGCTGCTGTGATACAGCTTCGTATTTACGAAGTAAAGCAGCCTCTTCTTTGAGTGATTCTACTTCCTCATTTAGATCTACGATCTTCTGATCTCTAGCATCCACCAGAGAATTGAGTTTTACCAGCTTGTTTATGTGTCTTTCTGTTCTTTCGTTAATCATTGTTTTATCCTGTTTTAGTTGGTTTGGTTGGTTGGTTTAAATTCGGCTCAAATGTGAGCGATACCAACGATTACAAGTTTTCTCAAAGGTTTTTTTATTTGCTGTAATTGTCTCTCCTCTAAACAAGCCAGAATTACAAATTTGTCGGTTGCTAGTTCCTCCATTATATCCGCCGATTATTTCGACACTTACATAGCCACTAGAGGAAAGGCTAAATGTAAAAGCAATTTTATGTTTTCTTGAGTATTTTGTGTAGTACATTATTTCTCTTGGTTTAGTTTGGTTGTGTCACACAGATAAATTCTCTGCAACACAAATAGAATACTGTATTTATATATAGGTGTCAATAGTAAGTTTACATCTATATAAATGTACCAACCTATGTACCAACCTGTGTACCTTATAAAATCTTGTCTGTAGATACCTAGAGTGTAGTTTTTAGCAGTTGTGTACTGTATGTGTACCAACCTACCTAACCTAGATCTAATTGTATACCCTATACTTTATTACTATTATTATCCTGACAATAGTTTTAGTAAAAAGATAGAGTACATAGGTACATTAGGGATTACAGCGGCCTCCAGTAGCGTTTTTTAATGTGGAGGTTGGTACACAGGTTGGTACATGGTTGGTACACAGGTTGGTACACACACACAGAATCAATAAAAAAAGCCTCCATATGGAAGCTTTTGTCTTTAAAATTTTAGATAAACAGTATGAACCTACACATTTCTGTATTTAGTTCAAAATTTAAACAGCAAATAGAGCCATTTACACTGCACATTAGATAATGTGTCGATTATAGAATTAGATCTAGCGGCTCCTAAATCTTTAGATATTAAGAGCCGCCACAGTAATTCTCTATAGTCTATTTCAAACTCCACATAAACCCCATTTTCGACACGTTGGAGGACGTAGATCGAATAACTCAAATTGGTTTCCTCCTCTACTGGTGGCGCTCCATTCTATCACCTCATCAATAGAGCGATCTCTGGAGCCTCTGATATCAGATCGGAAAAATGTAGCCTTTTTATCATGCTTGGAAGTTACATAATTCTCCAGTTGGCGAATGATATCGATTCTGTTTTTATCCAATTGAGCGATTTCTTTTTTTCGCGCATAGATACAAGGCCAGCAGCCTACTCTACTCATCTGCTCTTTTAAATAAAGACGATTCGGAATAACACCAAATTCTTTATGAATGTTAATTACATCGGATTCCGACCAATCGATAATTGGTCGCCAATTCCAACAATCAAAGTGATCCGCCCATTCCCACTCCTGCATTTTTGCTCTCTTGTTACCCTCCTCTTTTCGGATACCGGTAACATTTATAGGTATAAACTCTAAATCGTTTAGATATTTTTCAAGTGGTTTTAATTTTAATTTACTGGTACACCAGCGTTTTTTTCCACTTGGAAAATAACCATAATAAATAATAAATCGGATCATTGGAGATTTAAAACCTAGCTGATTTTCTATGCTGTTAATAAATTCTAAATCGTCTTCTCTGGTGGGAGCCTCAAATTCTATCCTATCGATTTTACCAATTATTTTCTCTAAATCCTCGAGGTGTTTATACGTTGATTCATTTTCCCATCCAGTATCACAAAATACTCTTTTATATGAGTTGGGGGTAAAGCCTAGTTTTTGCAAATATAAACATACAGCAGTCGAATCTTTACCGCCAGAGACACCTACAACTAGCTTTTCTCCTTTGTCTGGAAATTCTATCATTTTTCACCTTCATATTTTTTCATGAGTGATTCATAATTGCGAATAATAAACATTAATTGAAATCTGGATAATCCAGTTAATTGGCTAACCAGTTTAAAATTTAGCATGTTTGTTACTCCAGAATCTTGTACATCTCTGTATGAATTCCATTGTTTTTCTGTTATTTTCATTGTTTTTTTTCCTCTTCTTTTTTGTCTAAATATAAATTTGCTTTGTAAATGTGTTTACATAAATTTGTGTACATGTAGCCAGAGCAGCTACAACTACTCCAACTCCACACACCTCTAATTACTGAAATCACATACTCTTTGTTTTCACCAGCATAGGCTTTTAGCGCTGTATGTGGTATTCCTAGGATCTGGATGCTTCTCACCTCTCCAAAAAGAGACACAGCACCAGCAGCCTTTTTAATGTGATCGGATACCTCCACACTACACCTCCTCTAAGCTGGTACAGAAATCCAGTAGAGAAAGCTGCTTTGGAAGTGGTGTATTTGTGTAAATGTACTCCATTTCTTTAAACTCTCCATTTTTAGCTAGCTGGTCTTTCTTCTTTTTGTCTGATTTGGTTTTAAAGCGTCCTAGAGCCTCAAATGGTAGCCAGTCTGCTTCTATACCCTCACACACAATGTATTGACCTTTACGAGCCTTACACCACTCTCCTAGATGCTTAAAATCTATGTATTTGTTGCTGTGCTTGTAATGCTTTCCATGTACTTGATAAGGAGGGTCTATAAACCAGCATGCTTCCTTATTTGGTATATCCTCATAACTGGACTGTGTAGCTTTCCAATGTCGAATATATCGCAATTGTGACGATATTCTATTTCTCCTGACTTGACCCCAAATTATAGAAGCATCAAAAGCAGATTCTGGAGCGAACCATTTAGACGGTTTCTTGTAAGGTTTTACTGTTCCAGTATTCATAAACCAGCCTACAAAATTCTGCTGCTCCTGTGTCAATTTGTACTTTTCATCCTCTACAGATGTACCGTATTCTATATCTGGTAGGTTCCTAATTTCCTTTTCGGAGGCTCCAATTAGGTAATTCCATGTCATGATAATGTGTTCTGATTTATCGTATAGCTCTACATTCCTACCATTTGATCTACGTACAGAATAACCAGCAGCACCACAAAAAGGCTCTATGATAGTATCGAATTGTGGATCTGGATAAGCTGTACTATTTCGCCATTTGGCTCCAAAATAAGTGAAAAAGGGTTGCATTGTTATACCTCCTCTTCTTTTGTAGGTGGTATCCATTTCCATACTCTTTTAGTACCCTCCTTCTTTCTGCTCTTTGTCCAGCCAGTAGAAGAGAGAATACCAGCCATGCGCATAGAGGTAGCTCTGTTCTGTCTGTCTGTATCCATACCAATAGCTCCAGATAAGATCTCCTGTGTGGTGTAGCAGCCTCCATTATTGTTAGAAAGCAGCCATTTATCCAAAGCATCAGACCAGCTATCAGATGCTTTAAATCGCTCCTGTGCTGCATTAAGCTCGTTCTGGTGCTCTTTGGATAGGTGGTAGCCTTTTTTATCTAGATACATCTGATATGCTTCACCCCAAAGCAGATCTCTAACCTCCAGCAGACCAGCTAGATCTACTTTTCCAACCTCTAAAACATGGAATCTTCTATTTCCTGTTAGATCCCTTAAAATCTCAAGCTCGTTTGTAGTACCACAAAATACAACCTGTCTTTTTTGCTCTACATCGTATCTTGCGTACTTTGGACTATATTTGTCCATTCCACTAGATAAAAAGGCTTTTATTGCTTCTGCTTCCTTCTTTCTGGTGGCTGCTAATTCTGCAAATTCATAGAGCCAGCAGCCTACAAGCTTACTAAAAGAGTCTCTACCATCTGTAACGTCTATTTTAGAATCACAGAACCATGTTGGACTATCGTTTATAAGCTCTCCAACACTTTTATAGTCTTTATTAGAGGCTAGAAGCTTGAAAAATGTACTTTTTCCGCAACCCTGTAAACCTTTTAAGATTAAAGTAGTCTCCATCTTGCATCCAGCCTCAAATACACGAGCCACAGCACCAACAAAGAAGCATCTAGCTAGCTCTTTCAAGAGGAGTCTTTTACATGTTTCTACCTCTACCTCTTTACCAGCTTGTTTTATTAATTTTGTATAGGTTACAAGTGTATTACAGTACTTTTCAAATACAGCAGAAATACGCTCCTTTCTACCATCCTGTATCCATTTTTTATGACAGCGCTTTAAATGTTCTTGTACTGGGTGGTAGGGATGTTCTCTTGATATAGCCTCCAAACAACGAGCAAACATTTTAGATTCCCATTCTTGACGATTTGCCACAAATACCGATTCCATCAGCTTTGTTTCTTTCCAACCTTCTATTTTAGATCCATAAAGCTCTATTTGTGCTTTAAAAGTATTGTAGCGTATTTGCTTATCTGATCCGCTTGCTCTTTGTCGTAAGAGCTGGAGGAGATTAACCATAGTGGATACCGGTCTGCCTCTAAGCATTTTATTGCTGTAATCCTCTGGATACCTCTCCAGCGCCAACGGCGCTACATCTGGCGGAGTCTGTGGGATTGTTTCCCGTGAAACAATTTTAAGCTTCCCCTTCCCCTTTCTCCGATCTACATCAGCAGCGGCTTTACCTACCGTCCTCTGTATGTAGTGTGGTGGTTTTTGCCGCTGGTCGTCTAGTATTTTGCTCTGTAGAGCGTTGCATGTATCTATCTCTGTGGCTCCATACCATAACAATTCACGTGCAAAAGCATAGTCATATTCAGACGGCGATTGTCCCCCACTCTCTTTACCTATGCCATTATACAATGCCTTAATACGTGGGTATTTGTCCATCAATTCATCAATACTAGGAGAGATCTCTTGTACTGGTCTATGAGAGATCTTTTTTACTGGATGTTTCTTTTTTTCTTTTTCCAACTCCAGATTAAAAAGGTTCTGTCCACCAAGACTATTTATCAGATCATCCAATTTATATTTGTTATCATTGAGCAGCCTAAACGATACCAGTACTGGATCAGATTTACAATGATAGCTGTTTGGCACTCGTAAAATTCTACTCCGATCTGATGCTGCTCTATCTCCATTGGTGGCCTTAATTAATAGTTTGTTGGCTGCCTCTATATCTGATCCTTCTGCTGGCTCTGTTAGCCAGTAGTATACATGGCATCCTCCACCGCTCTCCACCACACAGGATGGAGGATGGGAAAGAGAATCAATCATCTTTAATGTATTGGCTCTTGATCCTGTGTCTTTATCGTCTATATCGCTCCAGATAGCATAACCGGTATGGATATGCTCTTTTTTACCTACTCCGCTCTCTATACGCGGTAATACTCCAATAAATGCACCATTTCTATTATCCTTTAGATACTCAAATATAGAAGGTGCTTTTTTTAAAAATGCCTCTACAGATGGATACCAGCGCCGCGCTCCATATTTATGAGGAAATAAATCCTCTTGATCAGAAAATGGCCTTAATTCTATCCATCCTGAATTCTCGGGAAAAAGACAATCTAGGTAAAATTTTAATGCTTCGTAGCTTTGTAATTGCTGTGGTGTGTTATAATGGTTTTGACTGTTTGTCATGGTTTATACTCCTATGTTTAAACCTGTGTGTTTAGTTGTATTTTTGGTTTATGCTCTGCTGTCCAGACACAGCAGAGCATTTTTTATTATTGCTAGTAATTCATCGATAATAATCTCTAAGGACAGATCTGTATTATCTGCTATTGTCCTACAGATTTTACCTTGCTGTATCCAGCTGGGTACACCTCCACCTAACCATTTATAAAAATGCTGTCTGGAGACACCAAATAAAATAGCGGTTTGTGATATAGAGCCGGCTCCTATCAATCTCATGTATTTATGCATAAATTCTTTAAATTCATCTGTTTGTAATAGTGGTGCAGCCATTTTATTTAGCCTCCACACTAGAAAGCCGCTCTGACAATGCTTTGGCATCACATAGAGGCATAGGTGTACTAAAATCAATCCACACACCTAATTTACAAACCTCCACTACATATAAATACCTAGATATTTTTCTGGTTCTTGTTTTCATTTGTTTTTTCTCCTTTTTGGTCAATAAATGACACACCTAAATTATAGATGTGCCACCTCACAATTTACACAGTTATAATTGTGCTGTCAATAAATAAACGACACTGGAGTAAACATGCCTAAACAATACTGCTTTATAGATTTAGAGACAACTCACTTAAAAACAGAGTTGGGGGAAATAATCGAATTTGCTCTAATTATAGACTCTGATAAAAAGAGATATCTCGAGAATATATGCTACAAAATACAACCACAGCACATCGAAACAGCAAATTCTAAAGCGCTAGAAATAAATGGATATACAGCGCAAAATTGGAGAGGTGCTAAAACTATGGATACTGCTGTACATGATATGTATTTTTGGCTGTGTGGAGTCGATAAAGTATTAATTGGTCACAATATCTCTTTTGATCTAAAACATTTAAATTATCTGTTTAAAAGCAGAGGCTATAGATCTGTAGGTGTATATACAATAGATACCAAATCTTTAGCGCTAGAGCATTTACCATATTTAAAATCTTACTCTCTTGATAGCTTGCGTGATTTTTTTGGTATAAATAAAGAGGGATCTCATAGAGCATTAAAGGACACTGTGGACTGTAGAGATATCTATTATAAATTGATACGAGCCTCCACAGTAAAAAGGCTCTACTGGAGGATTAATTATGTGGTGCGTAAATGGATAAAAAAGTCTATTCGATCTGGTTAAAAGATTTTATGAAGCAACACCAGATCAGACAATACCAGCTAGCGAATAAATCTGGTATTGATTCCAACATGATACAAAATTACAGAAATGGACGAAATCTACCAAATTTATTTAATACTGTTCTTGTAGCTACTGCTTTATCTATGCTATCTGGTGTGGAGAGGAAGGAGATATTAGAATATATGGCTGTGGCTGCTCTCAAGGGATAGACAAATATTGGTACTGTATAGGTACTGAACATCTGTTCACAGCCAAAAAAAGGACGTTCAAAAGTAAAGCCTCAAATATCGCGATGAACGCGTTTTAAAAACAGAGCGGTATACTGACACGTTAGAGGCTACAGAACGATTTTCGACATTTGAAATTTGATGCATTTAAAGGCGGTAAATTTCGCGATTAAGGCGCCTCTAAAGTGTCGCCGGTATATTGACACCTAAAACGCTCCAGAACGATTTTGGACATTTTTTGGTGTATACGTCGTTCACTTTTTTAGTAATTACTGAACACTTGTTCAGTAGTATAAGAATTACAAGTATTTCAGATTCTCCAGATCACATTAGAACTTTCTAAAATTTTGATCTCGGTTTGAGGTATTTCATCTTTTTTACAGTACCAACTGGAGATATCAATTTTGTAAATTTGGCTATCATTTTTAATTACTCCGCTCTCCTGGAGAGCATCTAAAACTGTCTTAAGTTGATTGTCTAAATCTCCTCTTGCTTTAAATCTTGGAATCCTTACGTCCTCAGTTTTCTTTTTAATTTTGCTCTTTGGTCTGGTAGACAACACCAACACCTCTACCTCTAGCGCTCCCTCTATCGGCTCTCCTTTGTACTGGCTGTGTAGCTGGATACATGCGAATCGTTTGAAATTGCTATACTTGGCTGGATAAAATACGCGGCCTGTTCTCGTTACTCTTGGACGGCTACACGGCACCAAATCCCCTTTTATATAGAGTGTTTGGTGTAATTTGATGTCTTTACTAATCATTATTTCCTCTTTATTTGTCTCACCTCCTCTTTAACGCGTAATTCGTTAATTTGCTCTTTCAAGCGCTCCAGCATAGCAAAGAGTTTTTTTATACCTTTTTCTAGGCTAGAACTTTTACCGTCCAAGATCGCTATTTTTTTTTCCAAACCTTGTACCAGTTGATCTCTGTCGCCTTGCATATCAGATATGACAGCCTCAAAGCGTTCTCTGATCCGGCTCTCCTCTTCCTTAGATTCCTTTCTCAGATCGCGTATTTCGGCTTTATATTCTGCTACATCTTTTCTGTTGATGTGCCACTGGTACAATAAAAACGCCACAAAAGGAGCGTTAGTAGCCAGATCAATCCAAAATTCTGTAATCGTTGCTGCTTCCATTTTTAGAGCCTCCTATCGAATAATTCGATACATTTGTTTATCGATTCTAATCGGTTTGCTGCTGGAATTTCTGATGTCTGATCAGTACAGAATCGATATAGAGCCGCTTTGTTTAGCTGGTTCGATATGTTTTCACACTCCTTTTGACTGGTTTTTTCTCCTCCTGTGGCATGTACTCTACAGTACAATTCTCTACACAATAGAGATCCATCCTCATCTTTTGCTATAAATTCAGGAGTACAAAGAGGTTCTATTATATCCAGCTTTGTTAGCTGCTTCTGTAATTTTACCTCCTCCTCCTTGATAGAGTTATCTGGTACTACGATAACCGGCGGCGCTTGCTGCTGTGGAGGCTTTATTACTTGATAGGTGATAGCTGTACCACTACCAGCACCTACTACCACACCAATAAACACCAGTACCCACCAATCCATTTTAATATCCTTGTATAAAGCTGTGAATTCCATTTGCTAAAGCATCTCCTATTCTGCGCATGCCAACAGCATTAAATAAGGGTCTGTGAGCGCCAGAGTCTATAAAAGCTGGCTCTGCACATATAGCAAATGCCTTAACTCCTTTAATTGTGTAAAACGCGTTTTTAGTCCAATTGTCTGGGCTGGCTGCTATGGCTCTACAGTCTCCTCTGAGTTCGGTTAATACAGAGGCCATGTATCTGGATATGTGTCCAGCTAAATCCTTTCCTTTGCTGCTTCTGTGGTCGTAAAACATAGATCCATAACCATCACCACCACCAGCACCAGCGTTTAAATGTGCTGCTATATAAATTGCTTCTCCTCCGTGTTTATCCTGATACTCGTTACAGCGTTTATGCCGCTCTGCATAGCTACCATCTGATAAGAAAATAGTCTTATATCCTAATTCTCGTAATCGGATTTCGGCGGATAGGAGGTAATATGGTGTAAAAAAGGCTTCCTGTTCGTTTATGGCTATTTTGCCATCTCCATCGATATCCCTAGAGGCTCCTGTGTGATCCAGTCGGTTTATTTGTCCAGTATGCTGGCGATCTAAAAATATAATCATCGTCTTTTTGTCCTCATGGATATATTATCTTCCAACACCACATTAAATATCCAACTATTATCAGCCCATATTTTACTGATAATTTGCACCCTTACCGCATCCATGTACAATTTTGTAGAGGTGATTGATATCACATCTCCTATATCGAGATATCCATATTGTATATCTGTTTGTATCTGTATGCTGGTTTTTAAAAATGCGTTTTTGCGTACAATGTATGTACAAATTTTTCCAGCCGTCCTAAAATCATAAACAAATAAACATTCTCTTTCTCTGTGTCTCTCTCCATAAATGCTATGTGATAACAGACCAGCCTCCACATTTGTATCTATGTAGCTGTAATCCTCTGGTAGCAATGAACCCGCTAATCTATACCTCACAGGATACTCTTTTGATACACTGTTATAGGCAAATTTAAATTCGACACTATTGATTATGTCGTCTGGCTCGTTGATTGGCTCAAATGCTGATATCTGATACGCTCCAGAATCTAACACTAGATTGATTCTCGCCTGGATATATGTCGATTTATAGTACAGAGGTATAACACCTCTCAATCCATTAAAACCATTAACGATCTCAACCGGTAAAAGATCTACAATGTTTGTCATAACCCACTCATAAGCGGTTATTTCTGGATCATTGATATAACCCCCAAACAGATAAGCATTTAAAAATTGGGCTATATTATTCCAGCTTTCCAGATCTACGAGTACTCCAGAGGTAGAGAGCATGTATCTAATTAAATCTCCTCCTCCTTCCAGCGCTCCTGATCCGTACGGATTTGGAAAAGCACCACCACCAGACCAGCTACACCAGTACTCTGGTGATGATGTAGTAGATCCTTCCATCCATGGAGTAACGATGTCTATTAATTTTGTATATGTAGGAGCCGAGTAACTATAAGGCTGTATTCTCACATAGCTATAAATCTGGTTTTTAGAATCGACTGCTTTTAAAACATTTACACCAGTAGCAACATTACCAGCGAAATCAATTAGATCTATAGTAGTGGCCTCTACATCGTGACCAGCGATCATTAGATCTATAATATCTGCTCTTGGATCTGTGGTGTGGATGCTACTTCGATCACGTCTAATTATATAGGCTGGTGTGGCATATACTTCTTTCTGAATTGGGTACTCTGTAGGAGCGCCAAATACAAACGGATAGACTTTACCTAATGATGATTCTCCTATATCCTGTGGAGATATAAGAGGTGTTGTAGTGTTAATCCTCCATCCTGTAGGAATTAACGTTTTTGGAGCGTTTAGAGGATTTCTCTCAATAGAGAAATTGGTGTATCCTGTTGGCTGTTCTGGATCTCCTATGATCGGCTGTACAATAACACCAGAAAATAATTTAATCCTATCCTCATAACTGGTTTCTATTGCTCCATCTCTCTCTAAAACCATGGATAATTCTGCTAATGCATTATCTAGACTTTTACCCTCCTCCATGTATTTCTGTACCAAATCCACAGGAAAAATTACCTCTATAGCTACTGATCCACTTTCTGGATCAGATTGTATCGATTCCATTTTTTCCTCTAATTCAGGATCTGTTAGACCACCATCAAAATAAATTCCACCATCAACACCAATTACCTCCACACCATAAGAGGCAAAACGATATCGATAACCCTCCCACAGTACCTCGAGTAAAAACACTGGATACGTATTTAATAATGATTCTCTGTTTAGTGGTTGCATTAAATAATTTCCAATAATTGAATTGTGGATACTCTAAAACACTCTCCAGTATTGTTTAATCCTCTGAATTCAGAGCCTACAACATGCTCTATCGATACGTCGTTTGGTAGAGTGCACAATATACCCTCTTGATCTCTCACCAGTACCCTAACATCTGTACCAGCGCTGGTAGATTTGGCTATAGATGGACAAAATACAACAGGATTAGCAGTACCAGCTACTCTTTTACAGTATCCAATAATATTAAATGGATAGTCTCCATAGTTTGATACCGCTTTGGCTCCTACACTGGTAGAGGATTTATAGTAATCTGGAGCCGCTACAGCGCTATAAGGGAATACAGAACTCATATCAACAGGATCAGACCATTGTATCTGGAATTGTCTTTTTCCTTTGCCTATCTTTCTGGCTCTCCTTACACCATCTGGACTCTCATACTCTGCCGTGTTTGCCTCAAATGTAACCTGTCTACCTCTGGAGTACTGTGGCGCTATTATGTGGATACCACCACACACAAAAGAGCCTATTCTAAAATCTTTGTGTAATGTGTACTGTGCTGGAATTCTCACAGCTATAGCGCTGTAGGTGGCTCCATTTAGAGATATGGCTATCGTTGCTT